TTTACTAATTCTTAATGTTGTTGGAAATGTTCTCGATGCTCTATATCCATCAACTACAGCTGTACCAGGACTTACATTCAATAATAAATGTGTAGATTCAGAATCTAGTGTAAAGTTAATATTAAACGGTTTTACAATGTAATCACCTGAATTCTCATATATTCTTTTAGCTATAACATCTGTAGGAATATTATAAGCATCATTAACAGATATAGAATTAAAAATTTCACCATTTTTGATAGTAGCAACGTGAATAAAATTTTGATCAGAATCAACTTCACTTTCAACTGCAATATTAAGCGTAATTCTATAACGATCTGCTCCAGGCGCTGTTAAATTAGGTGCAGCTCCTTGATTGTCGTATAAACTAGCATCATCACTTGCTGTTATAATATCTTCAGCAACTACAAATCCTAAATTTGCACTTGGATTATCTGTGTATCTAGATACAACTTTAGATTGACCAGTTGTAAAAACAAAATGACCTCTTGCATAGTATATGCCTTCTGCTAAAGTTGCTAGAGTACCTACGCCTGTTGCAGGATTGCTAATTGTATTTGTAGATTGAACTGTTAAAGTTTGAGAACCGTTTGATATATTTTCTCCTGCGCTCATTCTTATAACATTAGTAAAATTTGTTGCAGCGGAAGTATTGATGTATTGCACATATAAAGTATCTGGATCACCGTTAGCTGCTACTAATACTTCTAATACTTTTGCTTGAATTGACGAAGTTGCTCCAACAAAAGTAGTTCCAACTAAAGTATTAGGATCACCTGGTAATGTGTTTATACTTGTATCTAGTTTTATAAACTCATATTTTGGATTAACGTTTGCGCCACCTGGTTTAACAACTGCACCTTCTTTAAATATATTATCTCCAAATCTTTGTATTTGATTTTGTAATATAGTTTGAAGTTGTGTTAGTTCACGAGCTTGTAATGCTTTTCCTGCATTAAAAAGTATTTTATGATATCCGCTGCTATCAGCAAAATCATCTTTATAAGTTGTTATAAATGCATTGGTTGTAAGTGGTGTAGACATATTTTATATTCCTTAAAGTGTTATCACAACTTTTATATCTTCTGTTTGGTTTGCTGACCTAAATACTGGTGCTCTATTTTCTATATATATGATGTCTCCAGAAAGCTTTTCTATATCATCTACGTCAAAAGCATTTGTATCTGCATCTACGCCAGAAGCAACTAGTGTTCCGGAAACTCCTCCACCTGTAACAACTTCACCTTCAACAAATGATTTAAATCCAGTAAGTTCTGATTGATGAAAATAAAGTTTGGTTCCGTCAACATCGTCAATGTGTGCTTGTGCTCCAGATGTTAATCCAGAAATAACAACATCTTTAAATGAAACACTTGCGTCTGCTTGAAGAGTTAAATATCTTAAAACTTTTCCGCTTGGTCCAATAAAATCAGAATCACCACCAGCAACTTTAGGATCTCTTATTAAAGCAACTTGTCTAAAATCTTGATTAACAAGAAAGTCGCTATCTTGAATTCCATCAGGTTTTGTATTGAACATTAATGATGTAGATTTAAGATCAATTCTGACATCTGCACCTATTCCGCTGTCTGTTCCTAAAATTGCTCTTGCTGCTGCACCAGTGCCGCCTCCACCATTAAAAGAAACTCCTGCAAAATTATAACCTTGGCCCATTGTCATTGTACTATCTGCACTTGAATCTAATTCTATTTTAACTACTGTTCCTCCACTAACATATGCAGTTGCTGCAGCTCTTACACCATCGCCTTCAATTGTTACAGTAGGTGCACTTGTATATCCTGTTCCACCATTTGTTACTGCAACTCCTAGAATTTGTCCTGGAACAGCTGCATTTTGAATTAAAAGTTGCTCATTTTCAAGTATAGTTAAAGGTCTTCCTAATACATCAGAGTCTAATATTTTTTCTATAGGTAAAAAGTTTGCAGATAAATATGTACTAGCTCTATTTGCGCCAATGGTATATAAAAATTTCCAAACGTATCCATCATCTGTTTTAAAAGGTTTTGATGCTAATTCATCAGTTACTGGCTTTGTTGGTTTTATTGTTGAAGTGTTAATAATTCCAGTTGCACTTCTTCCTTGCTGTAAACATATATAAACTTGGTTGTCTTCAGTAAGTACATAATAGCTATTAGAAGGTATTGCAGTAAAATTGTCGTCATATCCTTGATATATAGAACCTGAAGTCCAATTATATCTTGGAATAACATAAGATAAATCAGATGTAGCTTTTATAGATTGCAAACCTGCTCTTAGATTCCTAATTTCTCTAGGTGAATTTAATGGGTTTGGAACAGTTTCGCTGCTATCCCATTGTTCCGACTTTCCTATTCCAATATAATACTTATGTGTATTAGAAGCAGTTGGAAAATACACTTCATCAAAGATTGATTGAGCTATTTGTTGCTTAAATGTATTTGTAATAATTGCAGCCATATTTTTTATTCCTTTATGATACTGTTACTACACTGTTATTACCAGTTATATACCAAGCTGATCCAGACCAAATTAATGTAACTGAATCATATTGATTTAAAGTAATATCGTCAGTATTTACTGCGTCGTGATTAAAAGTAGCTGGAGTAATTGTAGCAGTACCTGCTTGTTCGTTTATAAAAATTTTATATTCACCTGTTGTAGTTCCATCTGCTACAGATATTGCAATTGCAGTATTTGATTCAATTATAATTAATGATGCACTGCTAGGTGCAGCACCATCTGTTGATATAGTTGCAGCAGTATAAGCTAATTTAGCAACTTCGACGCACCCTGAGCCTTTACCTTCAAGTTTTAAGTTAACATTAGTATCATTACCATCAACTGATATTATAGGATTATTGCCAGTTGTGTTATTTGATACTTTTATTTCATTAACAGCACTTGCTACAGATGTAAATTTTATTATTTCTGCGCCTGATTGATCAGTAATTCCTCCACCAATTTTTGGTGATGTTATTGTTTTATTATTTAAAGTTTGAGTATTATTAGCAAAAACCATTGTGTCGTTTGAAGACAATATTGGAATGTTTATAGTTCTATCTGCAGATAATTCTCCTGGAGAAAAAATGTATTGGTGATCACCCGTAGTATCATTAATTTGTGGAGTAACAAGGACTGGTGAAGTCAACGTTTTATTAGTTAAATTATCAACTGTATCTTTTAAAACAATTGTTCCAGTAGCATCAGGTAACTGTATAGTTTTATCAACAGTTGTTGGATTAGCAGCCATTAACTTAGTTTCAAAATCGTCTGTACTAGTGCCTTCAAATATAATTGCTCCAGTTCCATCAGAATCTTTTATTGTAATTAACGTACTTAATGATGAACTTTCTCCGCCAAATTGAACATAAAGTTCTCTAAAATTAGAATTTATTTTAGAACCAGCAGATCTAAGCGTATCGCCTGTGCCGTCGTTAGCTGAAGCTCCTATATTAATATCCTGTCTTGTCATTTTATTTCCTAATTATTAGTGTTATTTATACTAGAAAGATGAATCAGTTATCTCTCTAGTAAATATATCGTTATCCATTGTTTCGACATTTAATGAGAAATCTGGTGTTGCAGTTACAGAAGTACCTCTACTTGAACTATCATCAAATGTAAATGAATTTGGATCCATTATTTGTTTTACTGTATGATATGTTAAATCTAGGTTTCCAACTGGTATATCACTATAATCTCCAATTAACTCTTGTATATTAGATTGTCTAACGTCGAATCCGTTTGAATCATATAATGTAGTCATTTGTGTAAACGATCCAGCAAAGTTTAAAGAAGCTTCTCCAATAACGACTGGATCTGAACTATCAGCAATAGACAACGGAGCACTTATATTCATAAGAGCCTCTGCGTCAGATACAACTTCTCCTGCAAAATAAAATCCAGCTGGATGGACATATTTTTTATATAACTCACTCCAATTATTTACAGATATTCCTGTTTTTATAAGTAATCCAAAGGTTTGATATAATTCATCATTTTGAATAAATTTTTGAGATTCGACACCAATTTCGCTTGCAGAATCACCTAAAACAAAAATAGACTCTTTACCATAAACAACTTCTGCTCTTTGTTGAAAAAACAATCTAAAAAATTCTTCCATAGAAAATCGACTGCCTTTTAACTTAGTTAGTTCGGCTAGTCGAGTTGCTGCATATCTTGTATCACTAAAGATATCTCCAGATTTTAAGCCTCCACTTATTTCAGTAATAAGATTATCTAATCTATCTTCTGGAGTTTCTCTGATATCTTTTGTTGCAAAAATTCTACGTGTATCATCACCAAATGCATGAGTTCCATCTGCAGAATCTAAAAAATCATAATATTTTTCTAGAAAAGTAACTAATGTTGGAAACTCTGTAGTATAAAACTCAGGTAAAGCTTCTCTTACTTTTCTAACATTAAAGTTTTTTAATCTTCTTTTGCTATGATAATCTATTGACATTTATATACTTACCGATGTGTTTTGAAAATCTAATATTGCTCTAGATGATGAAAGAGCTGTATCAATGTCTATTACATAATTTCTTAAAGGCTTCATTGTACTCTGATTAGCAGGAGTAACTGTTAATGTTATAGCATTGCCTTCAAATGCAGTTGGCTTAAATCCAACAATATCTATAACTCCTCCAGTGCTACTATAAGATCCAACGTTATCAACTTCAATTGTTCCATCTACAGACACAACTTGCAATTTAAAACTATCATTTTGATTTCTAATAAAACATGTTTGAGAATTAAATGTAAATTGTGTAGATGAAATAACTGGTATTAAAGGCTGAGGCTCGGCTATAGCAACAGGAAAATTAATTCTATATGATTGTGTATTATTGACAATTGGAACAAAATTTTGTTTCATTCTAATATCCATTTTAGAGTTCAATATTGCAGGATCAATTGCATCAATAACTGTAAGTAAATTAGATCTTCTAAATACTTTATCAAATTTACCTAAATTTGCTGTAAAATAATTATTAATTGTTGTCTGGACTATATTTTGAAGAGCTTGAGCTGTTGCATTAGTTAAATCGGGATCTAAATTAAAAGTTGTTTGAACTTCTAATAACGTTTCAATTGGATCTACAAATTCTGTAAATATTGACATTATAGCCATGTTATCACTAAGTTCAATTCTAATATCGTCTTTTACTGTTTGTTGTACATTTGCACTTATATTATCTTTAAATTTTAATCCAACATAAACAACACCGTATATTGGTGGTACAGCATCTGCACCCCCGTATGCAGTAACGTCATCTAAATATGCACCATAGTTTGCTAATATTTGACCTTTA